TGCCTGCGTTTCGGATGGAGCGGGGCGCCTTCCGGGCCGGATGGCCCATCGCAATGGCCGGATGGCCGGAGAAAGACGAGATGAAACTGAAGACTGTCGAAGTCGATGGCAAGCAATACGCCGAGGTCCAGGATGGCAAGCCGGTCTACTTGGAGGATGACGGCAAGGAGATCGCTTTCGATGCGATCGGCACCCGAGCCACCATCACCCGCTTGAACGGAGAGGCCAAGCAGCACCGCGAGCGGGCGGAGAAGGCCGAGAAAATCGCAAAGGACTTCGAAGGCATCGAGGACCCGGCCGCAGCGCGCAAAGCCCTGGAAACTGTCGCCAATCTCGACGCGAAGAAGCTGGTGGATGCCGGCGAGATCGAGAAGGTGAAGGCAGAAATCGGCAAGGCCTACGACACCAAGCTGACCGAGGCCACCACGCGCGCGGAGCAGTTGGAGCAGCAGCTCTACGCCGAGAAGATCGGCGGCAGCTTCTCTCGCTCGAAGTTCGTGGCAGACCGCCTGGCTGTTCCGGCCGACATGGTGCAGTCCGTGTTCGGCAAGCACCTGAAAATCGAGGACGGCAATGTCGTGGCCTACGACGCCCACGGCAACAAGCTGTACAGCAAGGCCCGTCCCGGCGAGGCCGCCGACTTCGATGAAGCGCTGGAGATTCTCGTCGACCAGTACCCCTACCGCGACCAGATCCTGAAGGGCTCTGGCCACTCCGGCGGCGGAACGCCCCCGGGCGGCAAGCCCTCCGGCAGCACGGCCAAGTCGCTCGCCGACTGCAAGACCGAGGCCGAGAAGGTCGCCTACCTCGAAACGATCAAGTAAGGAGGCCACATGGCTTTCGATCTCGCTGTATTCAACAAGCAGACCTACACGGCTCTGACCGAAACCGTCGCCCAGGCGATCGACAAATTCAACCAGGCATCCGCCGGCACCATCGTTCTGCAGAACGCGCCGGCGCAGGGCGACTTCGACATCAAGGCCAGCTTCAAGCTGATCGCCAATCTGGTGCGCCGCCGCAACGTCTACGGCAACGGCGACGTGGCTGCGACTCGTCTGACGCAGTTGCTCAACGCCGCGGTGAAGGTCGCCGCCGGCACGCCACCGATCGAGTATGAAGCGGCCCAGTACAACTGGGTGTTGCAGAACCCGGCGTTGGCGGCCCTGACCATCGGTGAGCAACTGGGTAAAGCACGGGTCGCGGACATGCTGAACACCGCCATCCGCGGCGCGGTGGCTGCAATCAGCGGTCACACCGACGCGACCCATGGCAGCGCTACCGAGACCGCAACCTTCCGCACCCTGAACAAGGCGGCGTTCAAGTTCGGCGACCGCGCCAACGCCATCGCGGCCTGGGTGTTCCACTCCAGCGTGGTCAGCGATCTCTACGACAACGCTCTTGCGAACGCCGAGAACCTGTTCACCTACGACGGCGTGAACGTGATGCGCGACCCGTTCGGCCGCCTGTTCGTGGTGACCGACGCCGACTCGCTGATCGTGCCGGCGGGCGCCGACCCCGAGGCCAACCCAGCTTCGTTCCGCTCCCTGGGCCTGGTGCAGAGCTCGGTGCTGGTGACCGGCAACAACGACTTCGACGCGGTCCTGAACCGCACCACCGGCAAGGAGAACCTGGGTTCGGTCTACCAGGCCGAGTGGAGCTACAACCTGGGCGTGCTCGGTTACACCTGGAAGACCGGTGCGGGCGGCGCTTCGCCGAACGATACCGCGATCGGCACCGCGGCGAACTGGGAGCGCACCGCCACCAGCGTCAAGGACACCGCCGGCGTTCTGGTGCTGAGCAAGTAACCGCAGAGGGGCCGCCAGGCCCCCCTTTTCATGAGGTGGACAATGACCAAGAAGATTCTGTGGTTCGTAGCGGGCCCGGCGACCTCGGACCAGATGGAGTTCGCCCAGCGCAATGGGCTGACGATTCGGGATCCGCTCGCCTATCGCCAGGGTGACTTCCTCGAACAGGCCGATGCGGTGGCTGGCGAGGTGCCGCGGGCATACTCGGTGGCCTACGACCTGATCGAACTGCAAACCAGCGGTGCTGCGAAGGCTTCGGGCGGCCAGGACGGCGAGCCGACCCTCGACAAAATCAAGGCTGACCTGAAGACCCTCGGCGTTGCGTTTGATGGGCGTGCAGGCAAGGCTGCGTTGGCGAAACTGCTCGCCGAGGCGAAGGCGGCCCAGGAGCCCTCGCCGTTGAACGACGAACAGGTGCTGGCGCGTCTCGTTGAACTGGGTGTCGAGGTGCCGGAAGGCGCCACGCCCGATTCGCTGCGCGAGCTCCTGAAGGCGACCGAGGAGAAAGCCAATGGCGGTGGTGACTGAGGGTGACGGCGCCAACAGCTACGTCTCCGTCGACCAGGCTACCGAGTATCACGCTCAGCGCGGCAATGCTGCCTGGGCGTCGGCCTCCAATGACAGCCGCTCCTCGGCACTGATCAGGGCGACCGACTACATCGACCGTAGCTATCAATTCCGAGGCTCGAAGGTCGACCCGGACCAGCCGTTGGAGTTTCCACGCACCGGCCTGGCATGGCCGAACCGGAAACTGCAGGCCGCAACGTGCGAACTGGCCCTGTTGGCGCTTGACGGGCCGCTGGATACGGTACAGCAGGCCTCCGCCGTGAAATCCGAGACGGTGGGGCCCCTCACCACGGTCTACGCCGATCCGGTGAACCAGGGGCAGCCGCGCTACGTTGCAGTGGATCGGCTTCTGGAGGCGCTGACCGTCGGCGGGGGCATGTTCAACGTCAGGGTGTCGAGGATGAGCTGATGGCTGATATCTACGACCGTTCCCGGGCGATGGCCATTCGTATGCTGGCACCGCGGAGTAAGGGCGGTAAGGGGCTTGAGCTACGCCTGACCAAGTTCGAGCAGGGCGAATACGACCCAGCGACCGGTGGAAGCCCAACCATCGAGCGCCGCTTCGATGGTTCCGGCATGCGCCAGGACTACGATGTGCGGGCTATCGACGGTTCGCTGATCCAACAGGGTGATGTCGAGATCATCATGTCTCCAGTGCAGCTCGGGGGGCAGGACATGCCGGCGCCGAGGAACGGCGACCGTATCGAGTTCGACGGCGAGGCCTTCAAGGTGGTGACTGCGAAAGCCTGGAATTATGCCGGCCTGGACATCGGCTTCGTCGCGCAAACGAGGAGGTAGCGCATGGCCCGTGGCTCTCGCATGCGTCAACGCTACTCAGGGCGCCAGGGCAGCTTCGCTGCAGCGGTGGCGCAGTTCCGCGACCAAGCCTTGGCTGCCGGCGATGCGATCTACCAGCGGATCATGTTGGACCTGTCCGTCAAGGTGATCGAGAAATCTCCAGTCGGTGACCCGGAGCGGTGGGCCGCGAACGTCGCCTACCGCCAGCGAGCGAGTGCTGCGGCGGACCGCTACGACGAGAACGTTGCGATTCGCAACACCCTGATCAACCTGAATCCGAGCAACTTCACCAGCAACGGGAAGCTACGTCGAGGCGTGAAGCACGCGAAGCCGCTGACCAAGGCGGAGCGTGACCAGAACTTCGACGTCAACGGGATGGTGGCCGGGCGCGGGTATGTTGGCGGGCGCTTTCGGGCCAACTGGCAGTTCAGCATTGGCACGGCCGCACCGGGGGAGATTGATGACGTCGACCCGACTGGCAGCAAGGCAATTTCTGCAGTGACCGCCGGGGTCCAGCCGCTGAAGCTCGGTGATACCGCCTACCTGGTGAACAACCTGCCGTATGCGGTACCGCTGGAGTACGGGCACTCCAGCCGGGCGCCGGCTGGCATGGTCCGGGTGACCATCGCCGAATTCCAGCAGATTGTGGAGGCCGCCGTCAGGGCGAACCAGGTGTAGCTCCACCAGACCAGGGGTCGATATGTCCCATTCTCTTGCTCGCCAAGCTATCGAGGAAAAGCTCAACTCATGGGCAAAAGGGAGGCCTATTCGTGTGGCGTTTCAAGCGTCCAGTTTCACTCCCGAGGTCGGCGAGACATACCTCCGCGGGTATCTACTTCCAAGCGGGACCAGCACCCCTCATTTGGCTGGCGAGGCTCTCGAGTTTCGGGGTGTCTACCAGGTCAGCATCGTCTGCCCATCGGGCCAGTCGCTGGGGATTGCAGAGTCGCTTGTTGATGAGATCACTTCACTGTTTCGCGTTGACTCGCGCCTGTCGCGCGGTGACTTCGAAGGGATTGTTGCCGGACCAGTAGAGCAAGGACCGGCCATCTTCGATGATGCCTCCTACATCGTTCCAGCCAGCTTTGCCTATCGCGGCGCGGCTGACCAATAGCCCGATCGGGCACAACCATCCGCCGCCTGGCGGGCTTTCAAGAGGAAATACTCATGGCCGCACGCTTCCCGCTGCCCAATGGCTCCGTGCTGGAAATTGCATCCACACTGGGGGCCGCCGTTGCTTTCACGGCAATTACCAACGCAAAACCGCCGATTGCCAGCGCTACTGGCCATTCCCTGGAGATGGGGGATGCCGTTCTGATCACCTCCGGCTGGGCCAAGATATCTGACCGAGCCAGCCGCATCGGAGCGGTCACAACTGATACTTTCGCACTGGGTGGGCTGGATACCACCAACACTGATATCTACACCCCAGGTTCCGGTGTTGGTTCGGTGATTCCGGTGGAGTCCTGGGTTCAGATCTCGAAGGTCACCGGATTTTCCTCTTCGGGGGGTGAGCAGCAGTATCTGACCGTTGGCTACTTGGAAGAAGATGATGATCGGCAGATCCCGATCAATCGGAACCCGCTTTCCCTGGAGATTACGGTCGAAGACCAGCCGTCCGCCGCATATGTCGATGTGGTCGAGAATCTTGGGGAAACGAAAGCACTGACCGTCATCCGGCTGAAGCTGCCGAGTGGTGACCAAATCCTGTATCCCGGCTACGTGAGCATCACCAGTTCGCCGACCATGGAGCGGAATCAGTTGATGACCCGCACTATCAGCATTGGCCTGTCTGGTCGTCCGCTTCGATACCTGGCGGCGTAAGGAGGGGATATGAGCAAAGTCAAGTTTTCCCTGGACCCGAAGCCTACTTTCATTGCTCCAGTACCAATCCCATTGCATGGCGGCGGGAGTGTCGAGGTGAAGTTCACCTTCAAGCACATGCCAAAGGATGATCTCGACGCATTCCTGAAGGGAGTGGGCGAACTGTCTGACCGCGAGGCGATCATGGCCGTCGCGGCAGGCTGGGAACTCGACGACGCGTTCAACGACGAGAACGTACAGCGACTGCTGCAGAACTACCTCGGCGCCGGCCCGACGGTTGTCAGGGTGTACATGGAGCAGATCACCCAGGCCCGCCTGGGAAACTGACCAGCGCGGCGGCAGCGCTGTACAAGACAGAGCCTGATGCGGAAGCCCTTGCTGCGCTGGGGCTCAGGCCTGATGACCTACCGGTGGAAGAGGTGGCCATCTGGCCTGAGAACTGGCGGGCTTTCCTGCTGTTTCGCGACATGTCCACCCAGTGGCGAACAGGCATGAACGGTCCCACTGGACTGGACTACGGCGTCTTACAGGACATCTTACGGCTGCGCGGGGTGCCGCGGGCTCAATGGTCCGAACTGTTCGATGCCGTCCAGACGATGGAAGCCGTCGCGCTGACAACAATTCATGAAGGGTAAGCGATGGATATTGCAAGCCTTGGCATCGCCGTGCATTCGGAGAGCGCCGACCAGGCGGCTCAGGATCTGGATCGCCTGGTCGGATCCGCCGTCCGAGCTGAAAATGCGGTCGACTCGGTCGGAGAAACCTCTGCCCAAGCATCCGCGCGCATCTCCAACATGGTTCGCGCCTCGCTGGAGGCCAGTGATTACCATCAGAGGCTTGCGAAGGCGGCTACCAGCAGTAGCGCAGCCCTCGAGAAGGCGAATGCCTCGACCATCGACTGGACCAAGTACCAGGAGGAGATCAACGCTCGCGGGCAAGCCATCATCCAGTCGCAGCAGCGCATTGCCGAACAGGCCAAGAAGTCCGCTACTGCAGCCCAGGAGCAATCTACCAGTCTCGATGCCGGCAGCCGGAACCTTGCCAGGTTCAACGATCAGTTGGGTCGGACCGGTCTTACCGCCAGGCAAACCCAGGCCGCTATGCGGGGGCTTCCCGCGCAGATCAGTGATGTCGTCGTCAGCATCCAGGGCGGCCAGTCCCCCATGCAGGTCCTTCTGCAGCAAGGCGCACAGGTTCGCGATATGTTCGGCGGACTTGGCTCAGCGCTGCGGGCGGTTGGTGGTTATGCGCTGAGCTTGATTAACCCCGTTAACGGGTTGGCTGCAGCTGCCGGCACGCTTGGTTTTGCTTTCTACGACGCAGAGAAAAAGGCCGCTGCCTTTAGCAAAGCAATTTTTGCTGGGAATGGCGCGGCAGGCATGACTGGGTCGGCTCTGGCTCAAGTTGCTAAGCAGGCTGCTTCGGTCTCCGGATCATTGGCCAGCGCGAATCGAGCTGCTATTGCATTGGCAGCCAGCGGAAAGGTTGGGGCCGGCCAACTTCAGAGCCTCACGGAAACGACCAGCGCAATCGCTCAATTTACCGGGCGGGATATTGAGGATGTGGCGAAGTCCTTGTCAGAGCTGGGGGATGATGCGACTAGGGCAGCGGCACGAGTTAGCGAGCAGTATCGGCTGCTGAGTTACGAGCAATATCAGGCGATCAAGGCGATCGATGAGCAAGGCGACCATCAGCAGGCTGTCGATCAACTGAACGAGGATCTGCATCGTAACGCTCAGGAGAGGCTGAAACAGTATCGCGAGTCTCTGTCTGGTGTTGAGCAGGGATGGGACGCAGTTAAAACGGCGATCGGTAATGCCTACGCTGCAATCCGTGCTGACTTGTTTCCAACCCTCAATGAGCAAATACAGACGCTCCAACGGACATTGGATCAACGGCAAAACGCTCCGTTTCTGTCGAATGCTTTGCGTGGCGCACTAACTGGCGCCGCAACTGGCTTGCCTGGCGTGGCCGCTACCGGAGCACTATTTCAGTCCTTTCGGGATCAGTTCAGCTCCACAGAGGCATTGAAGGAGCAGAACAGCCTCTTGCTCGTCCGAAAAGACTTGTCCGAGCAGAATGCCAAGTCGGAGGCTGAGCTGGGCGAGGCTGACCAGCAGCTCATCGCCATTGAGAAAGAGCTGGGCGACCAGTTAGGCGATGTCTCCCCGGCGGCCAAGCGAGCGAAAGCAATTGATGAGCTGACCAAGAGGTACGTCGCCGGCTACCGCGCGGCCGAGAAGATGATCTCGGCAGGCAAGTTGAGCGCGCTTCCCGACTGGCTCAAGGGTGTGAATATTGTCGGTGATAGCGTATCAGGCGGAACCTTCGACAAGCTGGTGGCTGGCATCAATCAGCGGTTCAAGGACCCGAAGGCGGCCAGGTCTTCTCAATTTCGTGATGATGCTGCTACCCAGTACCTGTTGCGTCTGCGCGAGCAGCAGGGAGCCCTGGAGCAGCAACTTGGTACCAGCGAGAAACTGTCCGTTTCGCAGCGTGAGATGGCGAAGTGGGAGCAGCAGATTGCGGACCTGAAGGTGAAAGCTGTCCTGACTGCCGATCAAAAGTCTCTCTTGGCTAGGGAGGCGGAGGTTCGCGCGCAGCTTCAGAAGAACGTGGCGCTCGAGGCCGAGGCGAGGAAGAAGGAGGAAATCGCCAGGATCGACGCGTACCGCGCAAACCTTGAGGGGCGCCTGCGTTCAGTGCAGCAGGGGTACGAACTGCAGATCGCTGGCCTTGGTGCGGGCGATGAAGAGCGCCGGCGCATTCAGGACCGTTTAAAGCTGGAGCAGGACTACCAGAGCCAGAGCGCCAAGCTGCAGGAACAACGCAACCGCGGCGAAACCAACGGCGGCATCAGCCAGAGCCAGTACGAAAAGGAACTCGCTGCTCTGGACGATTATCACCGTAAGGCGCTGGCCAAGCAGAACGAATACTTCCATCAAGTCGATGAGACTCAGAAGGATTGGTCATTGGGAGCCAGATCGGCGTTCAAGACCTATCTGGAGAGTGCTCGGGACGTGGCGGGCCAAACCAAGAACCTGTTCACCAGCGTCTTCAGCAGCATGGAGGATGCAGTCGCGGCCTTCGCCACGACCGGCAAGTTGTCGTTCTCCGACTTCGCCAAGAGTGTGCTGGCCGACATGGCACGTATCGCAACGCGGCAGGCCGCAACCGGGATTTTTTCTGGGTTGGCTGGAAGCGTATTGGGCTCAGCGGTAAGCGGCTTTTTCGGTGGTGGTGCGGGTGGCGCCAGTGCTTCCGACTATACCGGCAGCGCTTTCACTTCCTGGGTCGCTGGTCAGCGTGCAAGCGGGGGGACGGTGGCTCCGAACTCGCTGTACGAGGTGAACGAGAGAGGGCCTGAACTGTTGAGTCAAGGAGGCCGCACATACCTTATGACTGGCGCAGAAGGTGGATCGGTTGTTCCTTTGGGCGCCGGTCGGGCGTCGATTGCTGCGGCGGGTGGCGGCTCTATGAGTATCAGCATCTACGCGCCAGTGACACTTGAGAGCCAGGATCAGGAAGCTGGAGCAGTTGATCAAGCAGCTCTGCAGCGTGGACTTGAAAGTCGCTTCCGAGCGGTTGCGGTGGAAGAGATCGGTAAAGCGACGCGCGCCGGTGGACAGATTTGGCGCTCAATCAATGGGAGGTAGTTGTGGCTATTGAGACTTTCAACTGGCCAACGATGCGCCCGGAGGCCCCGGACATGAGCTTTTCGGTACGCACGGCGCAGTTCGGCGACGGCTACCGTCAGGAGGTAGCGGACGGAATCAATAACCTCCGCCAGTCTTGGCCGGTTACCTGCGTGCTGAAGGCGCAGGCTGCAGTGCAACTGATGGAGTTCATGGAACGCCACGCTGGGGCGAAATCGTTCCTTTGGACCAATCCTTTAGGGCATCTCGGGCTCTATACCTGCAAGAACCCAAGTCCAATGCCGCTGGCTGGTGGACTGGTGCGATTCACGGGTACCTTTGAACAGGCATTCCATCCATGACACTGATCACCGATATCCAGAAGCTGGAGCCCGGCGGCGAGGTCGTGCTGTTCGAACTCGACGGCAGCGACTTCGGCGCTGACGTGGTCCGGTTCCACGGACACGCTATCCCGCACAGCCCGCAGGAACTGGCCGCCGCCGGTGCCAACGCCGACCAGTTACCGGCGAAACCGATCTGGTGGCAGGGCCACGAATACGCGGCCTGGCCGGTGCAGATCGAGGGCATCGAGGCGAACAGCGATGGTACTGCGGCGCGGCCGAGCTTCACCGCCGGCAACGTCAATGGCCGGATTACGGCGCTCTGCCTGGCGTTCGAGGACCTGCTCCAGTTCCGCCTCACCATCCGGACGACGCTGGCGAAGTATCTGGACGCGGCGAACTTCCCTGGCGGCAATCCCGACGCTGATCCCTCCCAGGAGATCGTCGAGATCTGGTACTTGGACCAGAAAACCAACGAGGACGGCCAGTTCGTGGCTTGGGAACTGGCCTCGCCAGGCGACGTTGGCGGCGAGCAGGTCGGCCGGCAGATGACCACCCTGTGCCACTGGGCGATGACGGGCGGGTACCGCGGACCCGACTGCGGCTACACCGGCCCGTACTTCGACATCGACGGCAACCCCACCGATGACCCAGCCCAGGACGAGTGTGATGGCTGCCTGGGCACCGGTTGCATCCCGCGCTTCGGTGAAGGCAACCAACTGCCCTTCGGCGGCTTCCCTGCCGTCTCGATCATCGCCAGGAGCTGACCATGCTCAAGCACATCCTGTCTGCCGTGCAGAAGCACGCCGCGGCAGAGTATCCGCGCGAGTGCTGCGGACTGATCATCCGTTCTGGCCGGAGCCAGCGATACGTTCCCTGCGAAAACACCGCTGCCGACGCCGGCGAGGAGTTCCGCATCGCACCGGAGGCGTATGCAGAGGCAGAGGATCAGGGAGAGATCGTCGCCGTGGTGCATAGCCACCCCGATGCCACCAGCCGACCGAGTGCCGCCGACGTCGCTATGTGCAACGCCTCGGGCCTGACATGGCACATCCTGAGCTGGCCGGAGGGTGACCTGCGTACCATCGAGCCCGTCGACCAGGTGCCGCTGCTCGGGCGCGCCTTCGTGCATGGGGTGCAGGACTGCTGGCAGGTCTGCTCGGACTGGTACCAGAGGGAGTGGGGCATCGAGTTCCCGCACTTCGAGCGTGCCGATGGCTGGTGGGAGCGGGCAGACGGTCCAAGTCTCTACGAGCAGCGGTTCGAAGGGGCCGGCTTCGTCCGGGTTGATCGGCCGCAGCGCGGCGACATGATCGTAATGTCAGTGGGGCGCACCGCGCACCCGAACCACGCTGGGATCTACCTGGCGGACGACCCATCACTACCTGGCGAGGATATGCAACACTTCGGCGCCGGGCCGTTCCTGTTGCACCACCTGTACGGCAAGCCCAGCGAAATCATCGTGTTCGGTGGGCCGTGGCTCGACCGGATGCGACTGGTGCTGCGGCACTGGTACGCGAAATGAAGCGGCTGTGCCGCGGGAGGAGAGTATGCAGCAGCGCTATTTGCTAACCATCCATGACCTATTTACGGTGCGTGATGGCGTGCGGTGCGGCGGTGAGGCGCTCGTGGCGATCCTCGACGATCAGGATGAAATCGACCGCTTGAGATTCGCCGGCATGACGAGTCCAGGTAGCCCTGGGTATCGTCGTAGCTATTCCGGGAAGCCTGGGCTCACCGCACGACTGGTTTCTGGTCCAGGGCGTATCACCTTCGAAGCGATTAGCCCGGCGGCGTGAGTCCGCCTACAAAATCATCGGTGCCCAGGCGGTGTGAACCATAGTCGACTGTGTAGTGGTCACCGCGCGCCTTAGCTTCTGCTTCGGCGACCTCTCGGCTCGGGTAGATGTCGATAAAGTGCCAGTTCTTTCGGTCAATTAACCCCCAGCCGAGCACGCACCCGGTGTTATCTGGGTCTGGAGGGAGGTGCTTGGCGAGGCTGCGTATAGTCATAGTCGCTCCTTGGTAAGTCATGCTTTCCGAGACTTCTTCGCGGGTTTACGGATGTGTCACTTCTTGGGCGATCTCTTGCCTGATCGAGACGGCTGTGAAGGTTCTGCCTGTTCGGAGCGTTCGCGCCCTTTGAGGGCATTTGCGAGGGCCTCGGTGATCTGAATGACTATCCGGTCCCCGTCGATGACTACATCGCTCACCTTCGCCGAGTCAGTAACCAATTCGATTTTCCGGGAGGGATGGGGCGTCGGCCGAGTGCTGTTGGGCTTTTGCGTCGGATTGCCAAGCTCCTCGCCCCGCAGACGCTCAATATCGGTCCAGCCCAAATCATTAGGTTCGGTAAAGCTTCGCTCCAGGCGAGCGAGTATTTCCGCAGTTGCAGATCGCTTGTTTTCTCGCGCGGCTGCGACCACTAGCTCCTTCAACTCTTCTGGGATACGCAGGTTGAACTGAGGGTCAGAGCGGCTCACTGGCTGTCAATCCTTGGTGATAGATAGTTTTACAACGAGTTGACAGCATGCACCACGGTGCTATTGACAGCAATGAATCACCGTTATACATTTTTCATGTGTATAACGGTGATGCACTGGAGGGTGCGATGGCTAGAAAAGACACACAGTTCAACCTGCGGTTGCCAGAGGACTTGAAGCAATGGGTAGAGGCTGAGGCGCAAAAGAACTGCCGTTCGCAGACCGCCGAAGTTGTTTTTGCGCTGAGAGAAGTGCAGAGGCAGAGGGAGCAGGCAAATGCCTGAAATGAAGAAGCCCCAGGTGCGCCAACACCCAGGGCTTCGGGGAAACGTCGAAATCTACGAGGAAACCAACGTCATGCACGATCATAGCACAACGACTGCTCAGGTCATCCCGTTCCGCCAGAAGGAACTCCTGCTGGTGGGCAATGCAGGGGAGCCCTTCGTGCCGATGAAGCCGGTGGTGGAGGGCATGGGGCTGGCCTGGCAGAGCCAGCACCGCAAGCTGCAATCAGGTCGATTCGCCACCTGCATCACCGAAATGGTGATTCAGCTACCGGGGGACACCCAGCGTCGTCCAGTTTCCTGCCTCCCGCTCCGCAAGCTCACCGGCTGGCTGATGTCGATCCACCCGAACAAGGTACGTCCGGAACTGCGCGAGGGCATCATCGCCTACCAGAACGAGTGCGACGACGTGCTCTGGGCCTACTGGAACGAGGGCGCCGCTGTTCGGCGCGATGACCGGACTGCGGCCAGCGTACTCGCCACCACGATCGGAACCGATGGCTTCCACTGCCTGGCTGCCGTCGTCGATGGCAAGGTGCGGCACCTGCCGTCAGCGGTTCGCCGAGGCGCCAAGAACCACATCTGGAGCCAGGTGCACAAGGCGTTCAGCGTCGTGACCGCCGAGGATATTCCGGCCGACCAGCTCGACAGCGCGCGGAACTTCATCGCCGCCTACGCCTTGGAAGGCGAGTGGTTGCCGAAGGATAGAGTCGCGTCGGCCGTCGACACCTGCTCGTGGTCGAACATTGCGTTTCTGGTCGACTGTGTGGAGAAGTGCTGGAAGATCGTTGAGAGCCGTCGTCTGGCCACTCACCTCAGCGGGCTCGGTTGTAATGCTGGCGTCGAGTTGGCGGGCTTTCTGTGGGATGGGCTGGGTTCCGCAGCGCACGTGAGGAAGTACTGTGCCAACGAGCTGAACTGGCAGAAGGGGGCTTCGGCATGAGCATGGAACTGCTGACCCTTCGCATAAAAGGGGTATCCCCCCTCATGATGCATAGCGACAAGTTGGCCAACCCGCTGCACCCGGCAACGAAGGCGCATCGTGAACTGACCAGCAAGCGCAAGAAAGTCGATGACGACCATGTTGCGATCGCCAGATCGGAGTTCATCGCCGGCGTGTACTTCGATGAGACCTCGGGCATCCACATTCCGGGCGCGAACTTCGACGCGACGTTCCTGGCCGGCGCCAAGCTGCAGAAGCTCGGCACCCACTGGAAGCGTGGAGCGCTGGTGATGACAGACAAGGCTTCGCTGGACTTCGACGGGCCGACGACGCCGGAGGCGCTCTGGGACGACCAGCGGTTCGTGGATTGCCGCGGAGTGAAGGTCGGCCAGGCCAAGGTCATGCGGTACAGGCCGATCTTCCTGGACTGGGCATGCGAACTTGAGGTCGCCATCAACACCGACGTGCTGGACCTGCAGGAGGTCAAGAAGGCTATCGACGACTCCGGCAAGCTGATCGGCGTGTGCGAGTACCGTCCCCGCTTCGGGCGTTTCGAGGTGATCTATGGCTGAAGTGACGAAGTACCCGGTGCACAAGCAGGCTGTCGAAGACTTCCTCAAGGAGTTCAAATATGGGGACCTGGTCGGACACGACTGGCTTGAAGCGCGCTTCGGCATGCCTTCGATGAGTGATTCCAAGGCGCTCACGGTAGAGCAGTTCCGCGATCGGCAGTTCGAATGGTTGGCCAACGTCGAGGCGTTCAAAGCCGAACTGCTTCGAGACCACCAGGTCTGCCTGCAGTCGGTTCGCGGGCGCGGCTACCGCTGGGTGCCGCCTCATGAACAGACCGGCGTCGCGATGGATGAACTGGGGCGCAACGTCCGCAAGGTCTTCCGCAGCACCGGGCAGAAGCTTCGGTATCTACGGATCACCGAGTTGACGGACGAGCAGCGCCGCGACAATCTGGACCAGCTCGCGAAGTTTTCCGCTTTGCGCGGAATGACGAGGAAGGCTCTGACCTGAGCTTCACAGCGTACAGCGCATCCAGTGGGTGCGTTGTGCGGTGCGCAAGCGCCAATTGCTCGGCGGGGCATGTCTGGGTCGGGCTGGGTCGGGTTCGGCTCGGTTCGGCAAGGCAAGGCTGGGCTAGGTTGGGTGCGGCAAGGTTGGGCATGGTATGGGCCGTAAACGGCATGGAGAGGGCGCCTTTGGGCGCCCTTTCTGTTTCTGCTGGGCGGACTCTGGGTTTTGATGCTGGCCAGGTGATGGTAGATTGCGAGCTTTTAGGAGGCTGGATATGGAAAGCGGTTCCTCTTTATTGCTCGGTTTTGTCCTTCTGATTGGAGGTGTTGTCCTCTACTTTTTACCTGCAATAATCGCTGAAAATAGAAAGCATCATAATAAAGGCGCGATAACTGTATTGAACTTGCTTCTCGGATGGACCTTTGTGGGATGGGTTGCCGCTTTGGTTTGGGCTGCGTCTGCCACAAGAGAGAGTGAGAGCAATAATTCCGTGAGTCGAAATAATCTAAATCTGCAAGCTCAAACAAGTGATGTTCGACCGTGTCCGTATTGCGCTGAGATGATTAAGTGCGCTGCGATCAAGTGTCGTTACTGTGGAGCTGATGTTGACTCGGTAGCGGAGAAGTCAGCGCCAGTCGGAGTAAGTGTTGGCTGGGCTGTAAAGGTGAAGTGTAAGTCCGCAGAAGAGGTTAATGGTGCGAAGGCTAAGTTTGATGAATTGAAACTGCCTATAGCTTCAGCTTCGGGCTTGACGGTGATAGTTGGACCATTTTCTGACAAGCGCTCGGCCAATTCAGTATTGAGAGAACTTGGAGTTTCGCACTATATTCATGGGGATCTTTACTGGCTCAAAGGTCGGTAGATTTAACTAACGGTTTTTTCGAAGAACCGCCTCCGGGCGGTTTTTTGTTACCTGGAGAAAAACATGACCACCGCAGCGCACCACACTCCGATGACCACCATCAAGCTCTACGGCGCGCTCCGGCAGTTCGGCCGGGAGTACCGTATGCTCGTCGGGTCGACTGCGGAAGCGATCAAGGCCTTGTGTGTGCAGATTCCAGGCCTCGAGCGCTTCCTCGCCAATGCCCACCTGCGAGGTATGGAGTTCGCTGTATTCCGTGGGAAACGGAACATTTCCCAAGATGAGCTGCAGTTCGGGGGCGCCGAGGAAATTCGCATTGCTCCGGTCATGCGTGGCCGGAAGCGTGGCGGGTTGGTGCAGACGATTGTGGGTGTTGCCCTTATCGTGGCGGCGACCATCATGGCCGGCCCTGGTGGTTTCGCCGCTGCCGGTGGTCTGACGGGGGCTATGGGGACAGCCGGTGTGGCGATGGCGATCGGCGGCGTCATCCAAATGCTCAGCCCCCAAGCCCAGGGCCTGAAGCAGAGCGCGGCGCCGGAGAACCTGCCCAGCTACGCCTTCGGCAGCGCCAGAAATACCACAGCCAGCGGGAACCCGGTACCGATCTGCTACGGGAAGCGCCGCTGGGGTGGGGCGATTATTTCGGCGTCGATTTACGCCGAGGACAAGGCGTAGAAAGGCCCCGGTTACGGGGCCCTGAGAAAGCTACATCGTTTTCATCTTCTCCAGTCCCTTTGGTGTTAGGCCTCCGCTATACATGCGGCGATAGCGGTATCTGCCGGCCTGCACTCTGGTCGCGTTAATAGTTGATATTCCTTCATCAAAAAGTCTTTTAATAGTTTCTGGGTCGGCCTTTTGCACAAAGTCTGCCCAGCTAATTTCATTAGTATGAAACATTGCTAGAAGTTTCATGTTTTGGTTCAGAGTGTCGGATGACATAAAGATTCCTTTTTTAATGATGGGTCTCGATATTAGCCCTGTAGGGTGCAGTATGAAAGCCTCTTGTTTCTATAATGCTGGGGGAATAATGGATAGCGGCGAAAATCTAAAGCGCCATGCTGAGGCGGTAGCGATTTCCGGCCGCAAGGGCGGCAGTAGCAAGCCGAAACAGCCGGTCGAGGCACCCGACAGCCTGCGCTCGGTCGCGATGGCCAAGATCCTGCTTGCCGTGGGCGAAGGCGAGTTCGCCGGCGTTCCGAGCGAGCGCGATATCTACCTCGACAACACCCCGCTGATGGATCCGAGCGGTAACCTGAATTTCCCCAACGTTAAGTGGGAGTGGCGCGCGGGGTCGGTGGACCAGGACTACATCCCAGGCATCCCTGCCGTTGAGAACGAAACCAGCGTCAACATCGAGTTGCGCAGCGATACGCCCTGGGTGCGCTCGCTGAGCAATACCCAGCTTTCCGCAGTGCGTCTGCGCTTCGCCTGGCCAGCGCTCCAGCAGCAGGACACCAACGGCAACATCGGCGGGTATCGGATCGAATATGCCGTAGATCTGGCCACCGACGGCGGCGCCTATCAGGAGGTGCTGCGCGAGGCCGTCGATGGCAAGACCACCACCCGCTACGAGCGCTCCCGCCGAATCGACCTGCCGGTGGCTACCAATGGCTGGCAGGTGCGCGTCCGCCGCCTGACGCCGAACCAGAACAACAACCGCATCGCCGACACCATGCTGGTCGCCGGCTACACCGAGGTGATCGACGCGAAGCTGCGCTACCCGAACACGGCCCTGCTGTACGTCGAGTTCAGCGCAGAGCAGTTCAGCAACATTCCGGCTGTCACAGTCGACTGCCGCGGGCGGAAGGTCCAGGTGCCGAGCAATTATGATCCGGAGACCCGGGCCTACCTCGGCATCTGGGACGGCACGATGAAACAGGCCTGGACCGACAACCCGGTCTGGCACACCTACGACATCGTGACCAATGATCGCTTCGGTGCGGGTAAACGCATCAAGGCCTGGATGGTAGACCGTTGGGAGATGTACCGGATTTCCCAGTACTGCGACCAGTTGGTGCCGGACGGGAAGGGCGGCCAGGAGCCGCGACACACCTGCAACCTGAACCTGCAAAGCCGCGCCGGGGCCTGGGAGCTGCTGCGTGACCTCACCGCGATCTACCGTGGTATGGCGTACTGGGCCCAGGGCCAACTGAAGATCCAGGCGGATATCCCGCGCGCCACCGACGTCGATTTCGCCTACACCCGGGCCAATGTCATCGACGGCCGCTTCAGCTACGGCTCGGCCAGTGAGCGCACTCGCTACAGCCGTGCCTTGGTCAGCTACGACAATCCGGCGAACAACTACGACACCGACGTGGCTGTGGCCACCGATAAGCGCCTGCAGCGGCGTTACGGCGACAACCCGGTCGAGGTGGCAGCCATCGGCTGCACCCGCGAGAGTGAGGCCCAGCGGCGCGGAAAATGGGCGATCCTGACCAACAGCCAGGATCGCACGATAACGTTCCGTACCGGGATGGACGGAGCAATTCCGCTGCCGGGATGGGTGATTCCGGTGGCTGACGCGCTGCTGGCTGGACGGGAGATTGGGGGGCGGGTTTCTGCGGTTGCTGGCCGAGTGATCACCTTGGATCGCGATACCCAGGCAAAGGCTGGCGACCGGCTGCTCCTGAACCTGCCCAGCGGTAAGGCTGAGGCGCGAACCGTGCAGTCGGTTGCCGGGCGCGCGGTGACCGTGACGACAGCCTACAGCGAGACCCCGCTACCGGAACTGGTCTGGACCCTCGATGCCGACGACCTGGCGGTGCCGCTCTACCGTGTGATGAAAGTCAGCCAGCCGGAGCGGGGTGTCTTCGAGATCACTGCGCTGCAGTACGAGCCCGGGAAATTCTCGGCGATCGACACTGGCGCCAAGTTGGAGAGCCGGCCGATCAGCGTTATCCCGATCACCACGGTGGCGCCGCCGGCGAGCGTCACGCTGACCTCGCACTACCAGTTCGATCAGGGGTTGGCGGTCAGCACGATGACCATCGCCTGGCCTGCTGTAGAAGGGGCGGTGGCATACGACGTCGAGTGGAAGAAGGACAGCGGCAACTGGATCCGCCTGCCGCGTACCGGCACCACCAGCGTCGATGTGACTGGCATCTACGCAGGTGGCTATCTGGCGCGGGTGCGCGCGGTGTCGGCCTTCGACATCACGTCGGTCTGGAAGAGTTCGATCCTGACACAACTCAGCGGCAAGACCGGCGCGCCGCCGGCGCTGGCGTTCCTGCGTACCACCAGCGGACCGTGGAAGATCGGCCTGGAGTGGGGATTCCCGGCCAGTGGTGCGGCGGACACCGCCTACACCGAGATCCAGCAGTCGGTCACCCCGGGCGGCAGCGAGCAGAACGCAACTGCCCTGGGCTTGTTCGCGTACCCGACCGACACCCACACGCTGACCTCGCTCGCGGCCGGCGCTCGCTTGGCCTTCCGCGGGCGGCTGATCGACAGGACCGGCAACGTCGGCCCCTGGTCGGCCTGGGTCGACGGCATAAGCTCGACGGATGCGAGCGAGTACAACGAGCTGATCACCAAGGAGTACGTCGAGTCCGCGCTGGGCGAACAGTTCTTCGCCGAAATCGATCAGATGCAGGTCGATATCAGTGGCCTGCAGGACCAGATCGACAATCTGACCGATGTGCTGGCCTACGACCCGACGAAGACCTACGCGAAGAACGATATCGTGCGGGTCGGCAACCGGCTGTATCAAGCGAAGCAGGCGGTGCCGCTCAACGCCTCGCCGCCGAATGCGACCTACTGGGCCGACATCGGACAGTCGATCGAGACGGCCAACGGCCTGGCCCAGCAGGTGGCAACCAACACCGCGGATATCACCGAGCTCGACGGCAAGGTCGAAGCGGCTGCTTCGAGCCTGGATGTTCTGCAGGCTGCTGCCCGCCGGGAGCCGGCGACGGGAGAGAAGGCGGATGCGCTGAAGGGCTGGGACACCATTGCTCGAGCCGCCACCGAAGTCACCGTGCGGGCGAACGAGGACGAGGCGCAGGCGAAGCGGACGAGCTTGCTGGAGGCGCGGACCGCCGATGCCGAAGGGC